TTACGGTAGCTTTATGGGATAGTTGGCTGTGATGACCTCAATTTTCTTTTTTAGAGGCTTGGTGGAGTTGTGGTTGGCCACAGACACCGTTTGTTCTATCTGTACCTGATACCAACCCTTAGCTTTCACGTATTTGGTTAAAACATCACTTGGGTAAGAACTCAACATAAACTTGCCCTTCACTTTAGAGAGTGATTTTAACAGGTTTTCATAGTCCTGTATGCTATAACCATTGTAATGGCCGCAATCAGAGTTATAGTAAGGAGGGTCGCAATAAAAGAAGGCGTCTTTAGTATCTCGGCTCTCAATTATATGTAAGGCATCCCTACGCTCAATTTGCACATTTTGTAGCCTAATAGCGTACTCTTCGGTAAACGAGTCCCTTTTATTAGTTATTTTCTTTGTGGTGGTGTTTTTGGAAATATCGTAACCCCAACTACCATCTATAATAGAGGCAAAGCTTTGACTCGCTAATGTCCAAAAAGCCCATGCACGCTCAATAGCTGAAAACATATCCGGGTTATTGTACATTACACTTGCCTTTCTATGTAAGTCCTTGCTATGTAAAGTTATTCTTATATGCTTTTCAAGCCCAATAAAATCATCCTGTACAACCTGATAAAAATTTATAAGCTCTTTATTAGTGTCGTTTATGACTTCAACAGCCGATTGCGGCTTTGAAAAAAATATTGCGCCTCCACCCAAAAATGGTTCGCAATAAAGTGTATGTTTTGGAATTAAGCTAACAATGATAGAGGCAAGCTTCTGCTTGCCTCCGTAATAAGTTATAGGTGTCTTCATCTTTTTTTTACAAAGGTAAACACAAAATAACTTTTGCTAAAATATTTAGCGTTAATTTGCTAAAATTATTAGTTTCTTTTTATACCTCCTTAACACTTGCATAGCCACCCATACATAATGTACCCGGGCCATTACTGGCAAGAGTAATCTGATTAAAATTAATCGCTGTATTTGGTGCTACTCCAAGTATTATAACTTTACAAGTTAAAGTTGTTGTTTGGCCAAGACCCGATGTACCGGGTGCGTTAAACCAAAATTCTCCAAAAGCTTGTTGAGTACTGCCTATTTTAATTTCAATTTGGTTATGTGCTTGACCACCTCCATTCGGTTGTATATTAACAGTTGCAACAAACTCAACCTCATAATTACGAGTAACACCATCATCAGGAGTTGTAATAGTATATATTGTATAGGTACCTGTTTGATAAGATTGATAAACAATGTTATGAAATATTTTAACTGATTTCTTTATTGCACGGTAATAATCAAGCGTACTACGCATATCATTTACAGTAGCATTTACTATAACCGATGCTTGGTAATCAATATAAGTATGTTGCGTTGACCCATCTTCGTAAACATCATCGCCTGCACTTAATGTAACAGATGCAAATTGCCAATTTAAATACTGTGCGCCCGAAACTACCTGACTGCCTGCAGCAAGCCGATATATGTTTCCATTATAATATACAAGTCCGGCAGTCCAATTCCATTGTCCGGTAACGGGTGTTGTAAAAACACATCCGCTTAACACCATTGGAACTCCAACTACATCTTGCATGGTTGCCATTCCGCCTTCTCTTGCGCCATCTTGCATAAACATTAAATCGTCTCCGACTAATGGGTGTCCTCCGTTGTGTGTGGTGTCTAATTCTTGCATTTTTATTTATTTTAAAATAATACTATTTGATACATTTTGCTTAAAAACCTGTAATAATCTATTTGTGCACGCATTGATGAATCATTAAATGGAAGTCCAAGTGGAACATAAACAGTAAAATCATACGATGTTACAAACTCACTTCTGCGTCTTAAATACTGTACGTTTTTGTAATAAGCCCATTTAGTAGGATTTAAAGAAGGCTGTTCACCAGTTGTGGTTACAAGAGCAACATACACTCTATTATTTTCAACAGCATATTGATTAGCGGTGTAAGTAGTTGCCGATTTCCATCTATTATAAATATAGATGGGCGGCTTGCTTTCTGCTTTTTGATAAACCCAAAACAAAGTACTTGACCCGGTATTTTCAATATATATTCGCCTTGCGGTCGGGTCAAACTTATCATTAAGCAACATTTCTAAATACTCAATTTGCGAATTGAACTGCGCTTTATATATGAAGTCAGACTTTGCTTGCAAAAAAGATGCATATATAGCTTGAAACGGAGAAATAAGCGATTGTATCCATGTCACCCTACCTATGTTTTGCAAATCAATTGCAAGATTCTCATAAATGATTTTTAACCAATTTATATTATAATTAAATGGCATATTAAGATGTATAAGTTATTGTTGACGATAAAGGTGTTCCACTGTAAATGGTCATATAACCCGCAAAAGCGTTATATCGCTGACTAAATCCAACAAAAGAATTTGTTCCTGTTCTTGCTGCTGCCCAATTTATATAGGCTTCTTTTACACCCACGGCAGCTTGCATGGCATCTACCAAATCGCATAACTCAAATACCCCATTAAAGTTTCCAGTATTTTGATTACTTATAAATGCGTTAATTGCATCTTGAACAGGAAATGTGCCGGGACTAGCAATTGACTCTCCGGTGGTAAGCAATAACAAAGGGTCGATTTTTATCGTAGCATATAATTGCAAATCGTCAGGGTCTGTGCTTCTAACACTTACATTAACTCCTGCAGGTTTTAATTTCTGGTCGTTGACGTATGATACAAAAACAGGCAGTTCGGTTGATGCATCTAATTTTACAATAGTATTTCCAGATAATTTAGCCACCTTAAGTATAACAGAATTGTTAGCCTCCTCAGCAGAAGCCATTGCAATAATTTGTTTAGTTGGGTCAATAACCGCATAATTCCAAGCATTATTAATAAACACTAAAGTGTCGCCATACTGAAACATTTTGCAAGTAGCAACCCACCAAGGCAATGTGCCATATCTTGAGTTAGCTATAATGTTTTCTACATCAGCCCTAAATACATCAAACAACACTTCTACCGCATAAGCGCAAGCTGCAACACACCAAATCCATATTCGCCAACGTGCAACCCTACTAGTAGATGTAATATCCGTAAGCAATGTCTGCGAATTATCAATGGTAGGCTGCAAACCACTAAGCTCTGTATAGTTTTCTTTTTCAGCGGTTATGTAATCGTACCAATATGGTATTGAGTGTGCCATTGATTTCTATTTTTTTGATTGTTGTAATTGTTCCTCTAATGATTTAATTATTTCCAATTGCGAGCTTATAGTCGTTTGTAAATCAGTAACCGTTTGTTCTAATATATCTGCTGTTGCCGCTTTATTTGCTAAAAACTCAATACCTACTTTTCTAACATCATGTTCATCTGCAGTTCCAACTATTGAACGCAAGCATATATAAATAGACTGAGCTACCTCTTGAACTGTTGGTGTTTTTTCTTGCGTGGGTTTAGTTGTTTCCATCTTGATTTATTAATTAAACATGAAAAAGTTACTGAGGGTGTTTGCCCAGTTTATAGTGTTACTTAAAACACCACCTATGCTTCGTATAGTAGCTCCTAACGAGCTATCTATCCATGTGCCGTTAGTGTATGTTATATTTTGCACAGAACCAGTCATAGTTAAAACAGCTCTTACGCTAGTACTACTCGATTTTATTATTTGATGAGAGCCTGAAGTTCCGGTAACCGTTATAGAATTTGTTACAGTATAAGTATTACCCGCTTGTAAAACCATCTGAGCGCCTGCGGTTGCAGTCATAACAAATGAGCCAACTGTCCAGCCTGCTGAACCTGCAAATGTTAGGTTATTTGACGTGTACGTCATTGTACCTGTTGCATTTAAAGCTGAGTTTAATGTAACAACAGGTGCATTATTTAAAGTTATATTAACGAAAGTTATTGCCGATACATCTAAAGTGCATCCTTGGTTTATTGTAAATGTAGTGCCAGGCGTTACATTCACTGTTCCTGCAGTATATGTAAAAGTGCCAGAGTTTCTGCTAATATTGCCAATAGTAATAGTACCTGATGTGTTTATTATAACGTTTGAATTTATTTGAGATGAACTTGCAACACCTGAACAACTAAATGTGCCCGTACCGTTTAATATTATTGTAGCTGCGGTTGAAGGCCCTACAATTGAATTACCGGCATTGTTTAAATTACCGCCAACATACACATTGTATACACCCGAAAAAGTACAATTAGCTGTCGTGCCAAAAGTACAATTACCTAAAACCCATACATCGTTTGTCAATGTTATACTACCGTTAAACGATGCTGTTGGGAATTTAACGGCACTCCCTAAACTTAATGTACAACCGCCTCCGGTTGTACTACAACCAAATGATAAAGAACTAACATTTACCGTGCCTGATGAATACGCAAAAGTACCCTGTACCATTGTTAACCCATTGCTCATTGTAAGCGTTCCGCTAACCGAAATAGTAAGGTTAGATTTTAAAAATAAATTGATGCAATTATAGGATGGATTTGCGCCATTGAAAATTATATTAGTTGTACCTACAAAGGTGTTTCCGTTTTGACCTGTCAATAACGTGCCTATATAAATATTATTACCATTAAAAGTGTATGTTATACCTCCTGTACCTAAATTTAAAGTGCCGATATTTAAGTTATCTGCTAAAGTATAAGTAGCTGTTACGGAACACAGAATATAAGGTATAGTTAACCCATTTGTAGTTATAGTTGTAGCGGAACCACCTAAAATAAAATAGCCGCTACTTGTTACAATAGTCATACCTGCACTAAATGTCAACACTGTACCGTTAACCGTTAAAATATTGGTGGTTGTTATAGTTCCTGTATAACCAGTGAAGTCTAAATTAGCGCAAGACAAGCTTGTTGTATTCACGCCAATATTACCGGAATGAGAGTCAAAAAAAACATTATCAACAGAGGTAGGCACACCTGCTCCACTTGCACCTCCACTTGTAGATGCCCAATTTGTTGATGAGTTCCAATTTCCGTTACCGCCCGCTACTTCGTAATAATTAGCCATTAAAAATTATCTAAAAAAGGTGAAATACAATCCCATTTGCTATCCGCTGCGTTGTACGAAAAACCTATATACATAGTTTTTGATATAGTTGTAGTTGCTGGCGCAGGTGCGCTTGTGCTAAACCTAAAAATTGAATTAAAAGTTAATGCACGAGCTGTTGCGTTATCCTTAATTCTTATGATAAGTTTCTGACCATCATTAGGAGTTCCTGTTGCTGTAATTGTATCAGCAGATGCTAACGCAGTAATAGTCCACACATCATAATTATCTGTGTTTATAGAAGTAGCTGTGTTAGTTGCTTCAGTTCCTACTCGTAGTTTTGTTCGGGAGTTCCAAATACCTGCTGTTATAGTACCAACCGTTGCAATATCTGTACCTACTAATTTTGATGCAGCAATAGAGCCGCCTAACATTGAGTTAAGAACTTTTCCAGCTCCTATGCTAATTACTCCTGTGCTTATAGTCGCATCTCCACTAAAATAAGTGTTATCTAAAACAAAATTATTGCCTGATAAAGTGATACCATTACTACCTGTATAAGTAGTGTTGCTGCCTTTAATGTAAGTTAAAGAAGTAGTCCCTATTGTAATTACAGCATTATTAGATAACAACCACATTTGGTCTGCATAAGTACCCTCCTCAATTGTAATTACCATCCCAAGCACACCAGTATTAGAATAATCTCCAGTAGAGCAATCAGTAGCTCTAGTCATAGCGGAAGCTGCACCATTAAAAACATAAACACCGTTTTGAGTTCCGGTTGTTTGTGCATTTAAAACAACTCTATCACCATTTGATAGTGTTACACCATCAATAGAAGATGGTGCAGAAGAAACGTTTATGTTAGTATTAGACATAACACGTGCAGCAGCCTTCCAACCACCTATGCCAATCATAAGGTTGTTTAGTTGGTTTTGTATATTAGATGTTGCTCCACTTAAATAAGAAATCTGTGTAGGCGTAACACCATTTAAGTTTCCGGTCAATGTGCCGCCTGTTAATGGCAAATACAAATTAGCAAGAGCAATTAATTGTTGGTATGTTGTAGCTTGTTTACCTGTCGTTGCATCAGCATTTAAAACCAGTGTACCAGTTAAAGTGCCGCCCGCTAATGGCAAATACATATTGGCAAGAGCAATTAATTGCTGGTATGTTGTAGCTTGTTTACCCGTCGTTGCATCAGCGTTTAAAACAAGCGTTCCAGTTAAGGTGCCACCCCCTAAAGGTAAATAAGTTCCTCCGGTTAAATATCTTGCGTCGGCATAAGCTTTGTTAATTAACGAAAGTGCACCGAACCCTGCTGACACATCTGTATTATAATTTAAAACAGCTGTAGCATTATTACTACCGTCCTTTGCTAAATATGGCGCACCGCTTTCGGCACCATAAAATGATATTAGTTGGTTTAACTTGGCTCTTACCGAGTCGCCTCTTTCTCCGTCTGTTATTATTGATATTGTTGGCATTATTATTATTTTATGGTGTTAATGGTGGTGGTGTACTTACAATTACAGTTGCTCCGTCGTTCCAGCGCATACTATCATACCATTGCCCGGTATCATCCCAGTATCCGCTTGCAAGTATCCAGTTCCGAACATCTACTGCAGTGGCCATTATAGTGCCATTCGCTTTTAAATAATCAACTATTGCTTTGTTAATTGGCGGCTTACTGATTAATATTTTAGTGCCAACAGGAATAGAGTCGTTAAAGTTTATTGTGTTTGGATTATCAGTTATTAAATATTCAACGCCCGCGCTATCGCCATACTCTTGCATGGCTAAGTCCCAAATACTTTGATTATATTTTGTTGTTATAAACGGCATTACATTTCAAGCTTTATGTTACCATTAACTACATTTAAAGTTTTTGGTGTTTTATTATCACGCTTTAAATTCAGCAACAATATTTGTTTAATTTGAGTAGGCGACATTTTACTGTTAATCATTTTTTGTAGCTCAGGGCCAAGTATCGGGTCTGATTTTAAAGCCCCTTTATTTAGTTTAAAAATGATAAGGCAATCATCAAGCGTACCATCGCCAATAGCAAAGTCTCCATCCCTGATTAAATCATCTCCGGCAGCATCTCTCAATATGTCAACATTAGGCTGGTTATCCATTTCCGTGTTTTACTTTTTGGTTTTCCATGCTCACAAAATTTACAGGCGAAGCATTAACAGCAGTTGTATAGGCTGTTGCCGCAGCAGTTCCTATGGCACTACTTGGGTATTGCCCAACAGAAGTTAAGCCAGCAGCAATCGCAACATCTTGTGCGTTTAAATGCGTTTTAATGGCGTTTAAATTGTCTAATATTTCCTGCGCTATTGGTATGCCGCCATTTGCATCACCCATCAATTCTACATTATCTGTTTGCGATGCATCAATTACTCTTCCGGTTAAAGAGTCGTCAACAAACATTACAAGCACATCGCTGCCCTGAGTAGGGTAAAGCACAACACCACTTTTAGATGTTCCCAAGTCAATATTTTCAATATCTAAATCATCAACAGTAATTGTACATGATGTATCTGCAATGGATACAGATTTACAGACAGCCCAAATACAAATCATGCCTTGTTTTTTAGCAAGAGATTTTATAGCGTTTATAAATTCTGACTTCTTACTCATGCTGCTTTCGGGCCAAGGGTTAATAGTTTTCTTAGCCCACCGTTCTCATCACAATTAGGGTCTACATTATCAACATAATAATGTCCAGCTCTTTCAGGCCACTCATCACTTGTTAGGTTAATTATGTCCCCAATCTTAATTGGGATGTTTCCAAAAATTAAAATTGTGCCTTGGTAACCATCAAATTTTAAACGGTCTAAAGTTTTAGTTGCAAGGGCTAATAAAACAGTTTCATCAGTAACGTTAGTGCAAACTAATTTTTGCTCTTCGCCATCTTTATCACCTACATGTACAACTTTCTTTTTACCCTTGGCGTTGTAACTTGTCATCGTTACACGTATTTTTATTTGGTCTTTGCTACGGTATTCTAAATTGTTTGTAATGCAATCTTTTAAAAGGTCAAGCGTGTAAACTTTAGCGTGTGTATTATCGCTGTAAATTTTACCGCAAATCAATTTATTACCATCAAAATAAGAGTATAAACCCTTTTGGTCTTTTAGCAAAGTAAGTACCCCGGCAACAGTCATTTTTGGTAAAAAAACGCTGCCTAATTCAATATCATAAGCATCTATTTCGTAATTGCTTGGTACGATATTTTTTAATAATTGTTGAAGGTTTATACTTGAATAGCTTACATTAACAGGGGTGCGCTTCATTAGCCACATTGGAGACTCCATTTGTAAAACAACAGGCATTGTGTCATTTACAAAACTTACAAAGCCTGTAAAATCTAAATTATAGTCGCCATCATAACCACTCCATAATTCAACCGGGTCTCCTGCTTGTATTAATTTGTAAACCTGTCCTAATTCATCAAAATAAAGCTTCTTAGCAACTTTTACTTCCGAATTATCCGTAAGCTGCTTCCAACTTTTTGTTGCGTTAAATGAATTGACTGTGTAAAAAGTAAAACCCTTTCTGCCTCTGTAGTCAGGAAAAACCATTTTAATATTTACAACATAGTATTGCATTTTAATCTACCAACTCAATTACTTTTGAAATGAATTTATCAGCGGCATCTTTGTAATCAGAATCGTTATATTCTTTAATAAAATCCTTTAACTGATTTATAATCTCACTCTTATGGTTAACGTGGTTTTTCAGTTCATCTACAGTAATTTTTAATGAAGCGTTTTCCTTCATTAAATCATATTGTATTTTAAACAACTCCGTTACTTGTTTGCGTAAATCTCTAACCTCAGTAACAAACTCTTTTCGCTCTTCAAAAGCAACATCTATTTTTTTTACACGTACTTTACTCCACGCATTAAATGCCGCCGCACCTAAGCCGCTCCCTACAAGTAAAGTTGATATTAGTTCCCACGGTTGGTTCATGCTGCTAAAAGTTCTATTGGTTTTACACTACGTGCGATTATCTCATACGGTTTAATCACACTCATATCTAAGTCTCTTGCGTCCGGATAGTTTATTGAAATGATTGCTATTTTATGAATGCCAAGCCATTCAAATATTTTTCCGGTTACGCCAATGGCATCAGCTAACTCTTCATATTGTTGTAATTGCTTAACCTGTTCTTCAATAGATAGAGTGCCTTTATCAATTAAGCTTCTTTCGCCTGCGATTATAAAACCTTTAATAGTTATACTCCACGCATTAAATCCCATCATTTCAATAACTGCATCATCCTGTCCGCTCATTTTTGTTTCGGTCATAACCTTACTCCGGCTAAATGATGCTACGCTTGCAAAAGGCAAATAACAACCACCTAAAAACTTCTTTTTTACTTGGCCATTGTCTAAGTATTTATATGCGCTACTTCCATTAAATGCCATTGGAAACTGAACAGGCAACCCCAAGGAGTTTGTAGTAAAATCACTTTCGTCACTTTCACCTACTTGAATATTGTAAGCTCCTAAATATTCTTTGCTTTCGTCTTTGACTACTTTATATTTTCGTATAGCAGGCCCTGCTATACCAAAAGTATCTCTAAACAAAGTATCAATAGGTATGGTATATGATATATTCATTACACGCCAATAGTTATTAATCCGTCCCTCGCAGCATCTACTATTTTATCCATCACTTCATCTGCCAGTTTTTTCACATCTACTCCTGTAGCTGCCATTATTTTCTGGTCAAACTTTATATTCATAATTAAACTGCGGTTTCCGGTACTTGCAGGTTTACCCTTTATTTCTTCAGGGTCATTAGCTCCGGCAGGTAATCCTTTGTTTACGTTGTTTAAAGCTTTTTCTGCGGCTGAAGCTTCGTTAGGGTCAATATTGTTTTTAGTGTCTTTATTTCTTCTATCAAAAGCTATTTTTTGTGCAGCACTAAAGAATGCCCATTGGTCTTTGGTGTATTTTGCATCAGATGATAAACCAAATTGCTTGTGTGTTAAAGCATGGGCAAATTCAGTGGATTTCTCCATATTATATATTTTCGAACGCTCAGCCCACTCTTTTTGAGTGGCCTCTTTATATAATTTTCCTTCATATTTTCTGAAAGAAACTAAACTCACTATTTCATCAAGGATTAAATACGTGCCTTTTAAAGCAGCAACTAATCCATCAACAAAAGGAAGTATGATGCTACCTAAATCCTCACCTAAATCTTTGAAACTATCCCATACATCTCCCCATGTTCGACTGTAATTTTGTGTCAATTCTAATTGCCTATTTGTCTCACCAATAGAATTATTAACCCCCCCCATAACTTCTTTAAACTTCTCAGCATCAGAGGTAAGTACACTAAACGCCGTTAAGGCTTGAGCATCATGTAATTTTATATTGCTTAAAAATATTGCCCTTCCTTTGTCGCTAAGGCTTTGCCATTTTTTTGTAAAATCTCCAAGTATATCACTAATATTCCTCCGCATACCTTTTGCATCAAAAACTTTAATGCCGGTCTTTTCCATTTCTTTTAAAATGGGGAGCTTATTCATCGCTGTAAATGCGTTTTTCATAAGCATTGTGGCATCAGCTGCACTTTGACCTTTAGCAGTCATAAATGCAAATATTCCGGCAACATCTTTAAAATTTATCCCAAGTACTTTACCATCAGCAACTAACTGGGGTAGGTATTGCGCAAAATCTTTAAACTCTCCTGCCCCAAATTTTTTAGCGGCAAACAAAGTATCCATTACTTGAGCTGCAGTGGCATTTTTTTCTCCTACAATAGACAATGTTCGGGCTAGTGCTCCGGCTACCGTATCAATATCTGTAAATCCTGCTTTCGCTCCTTTAACCGAGGTTTCAAGTATATCTAAAGATAAATTGACCTTATTTGTTTGACTTAATATTTTCTCATAAGCTCCAGGTATTAGTTCAAAATTTCCACCGCTGCTGCTTCCAATCTCCTTTAAACGGCCTTTAAGTTTGCCAAGTTGCTCATCACCTAACTGAGCAGTAGCATTTACTTTAGCCATTCCTTCATTAAAATTTAACGCTATTTGCGTAGATTTTAATAAAGTGGCACCAACTAATGCTGCTCCACCCGCAAGCAATATCATAGGATTGTTAAGCATACTCATGCCTCGGCTAAGTCCCGGTATCTCAGATGCGCTTTCTTGCATCATAGACTTATACTTAGCCCATCCTGTTAATGGTGCTGGGGTTGGGTTTGTAACTTGGTTGAGTTTATCCATCTCCGCTTTAGTTTTGTTAATCATAGATTGATATTTCAATATATGCTCAGTACTAAAAGCGGCTTTTTGTCTTTTCTCTAAACTCTTTAGGATGTTTTCTAACTGTCCATAACTACGTTTAAAAACCTCTCCGGTAGAGTTAGCTTGTTTAGATAAATTTTTTAATGAATTTGTATTGGCATTAAACTTTGATTGCACACCTGTAGCTACGGCTTTTATTTTTTGAAAAGCCCCCATCACATTTTCTTTTAATCGTAAGTTCCATGTGGTGGTAGTTTCGCCCATTGTTTAATCTTGTTTGCCGTGAAAGGCTTCTGTTAATGCTTGTTTAAATGTTTCAAACAACAACTCCCTATCTACTTTTTGCAGGTATAGAAAATCAGCGTATGCCTTGTAGTACTGTTCTCTAGGTAACTGCTCCGGATTAGGAATGTTCATTTTATATTTCAGGACGAGGTCTATTTTACGGAATTTATCCTCGCCCTGTGCCTCGCCTACAAGAGCAAGGCTTAAAGCTCCTTTTCTTCTACCTGTAATTTATCAAACCAATCGGTTATTTTCCCATAAACAGTTTCAGCTACAGTTATGTCTTTTTGATTATTAATGGCATCCATGTTTCCGGCAAGTATGCAATTAGCGTTTAGCACTTCGCGAGCCTTGTGGTCTTTACCATCATTGTAATATTTACTAAGCACATCAAGTGTAGTACGGGTAGGCTGGGCGATGATATAGCTTTCTTTACTTCCGTCTTTTAATGTTACATCTATCTGCTTTAGTGCGCCATATTTTTGCTTAGCCTCTTCAATTTTATCTTGTGTAAATTCTGCTACTGTCGGTTTTGTTGGTGCCATCTCGTTTTGTTTTTAAGGGTTTTTAATTAAGGTTTATTCCAAGTAATGTCTGATATAAGTAGGTCAATTTTTTGTACAATTTTGCCGTCGCCTTGTTTAACTTCACGTCCGTTGCTTTTAAAACGACAGTTGTTAAGCACGTCTTTATAAAACACACCGTTATTTTCGTAGTTAACGGTAATAGGAAACGGCGGTATATCTTGTATGCGAACGCCTTGTGGTAATGCAGCTACTATAGAGCGTAACTCTTCACTAAATAAAGACACATAACTTTCGGCTTTGTAGTTTCCAATTGATTGGCCTTGCGGGTATTTACCTTGACCATACTCATTATTCATTTCAACCTCGTCGGTATAACTAATCTCTGTTATACCTTCTACATCTCTTCCAAGTACGTTTAAAGTAATGTTGTTCCAACCTGTTAGGGTTCCGAATTTATTTATAATGGTTACTTCTTGTGCCATGTTATTTTTTTAGTCTTTAATTTTTATTGAAAAGAAATGTCGCCTTCTATTGTACGTGAGTATCCATAACGCTGCACATATATTTTAATCACAAAATTTCCTGTGCCTTTTACGTTTTGAGTAGGGTCAATTATGCAATATGCTTTTGTTGCAATACCATTTACAACCATAATACCTAAGCCCCTTTGAGGGTGGTTTATATCTTCCTGCCAGCCTGCAATAAAACTTGCTTTAATAGTTCCGTCATCGTTAAATGGTACTTTAGAGTTTAGCTTTGGCGTTAAACGATTAACAGCAATACGAGCTGCATAATTCCATACGCTACAATCAACAACATAAGCAAAGTCGCTCGTGCTAACTGTACATGATGCAGCAGTGCAAAAGAAAATACCATTATACTGAGGGTAACGGTCAGCAAATAAATAACCTTGCGCAATTAAAGCAGCGATTTTTGTAGATGATAACGTACTCGTTTTTTCTCCGGTGCTTAAGGCAACGTCCAACCATTTTCCGGTAACATCACTTGCTGCATCAATAGCAAAAGCTTCTGTATTTTTATCAGGATTATCAGCAATAACCAATGCTCCTAAATCCTCTTCGGTTCTACGAACACACCACATGCCTAAAGCGGTTCCCACTGCAGCGTGCGTTGCATATAAAGTATTTAACGATGCAATGCCCGGGTCTTGAGCATTAATAATCGTAACACCATCAGCAGTAAGCGTACGCAAATCTGTAAATGTGGCTTGTACGGTAGGATTTCCTCTACCTTCAATTAAAGCGTCATTAATATATACTTTAAGCGTCGCAAAATAAGCAAGTAATGCTTTTGCTTTTGGTACAGCAGCCAACACTTCATCTTCTATGATTTGAGTTCCTGTAAAGACAGGAGTGTAAGAACCCGTTGGGTTTCTTACTGTACCAACCATACGAATAGTATTGCCGGAGTCGTTAACTAATTTTTTTACATAGTTATTTGCAATGTCCCACATTTGAGTTTGTGTAACAGTTTGCGATACCAACATCAAATACAATTTTCCGTTAGGCGCATATTGAAAAAACTCTTCAATATGATATCTAACTAACACATGGTTAGCAGCATCATAAGCTGCCGTTAAACCCATTGCATCTGCGTCAGATGGTTGAGTTAAAACAACGGTAGTTCCTAAAGTGGTATATGTACCAGGCGATGTTGCGGCTACGCCACCAAGCACCATTCCATATACTTTCTCTACATCAGCAGAAGAGCTGCCGGAGTTGGTATCTATCTTTACTATATTAGGGCCTGCAAACATTTTCTATTTTTTTAAATTATTTTTTACCTTTTTTAGCTGCTTTTACATTAGTAACATCAGTAGTATCATCTGTTTTAGTCAAAGCATCTAAAGCAGCTTGTGCAGTTGCAATAACTGTTTCATCACCGCCTGTTTTTGCTGTTTCTAAATCTGCGGTTGCTTTTGCAATCGCTTCAGTTTTAGCTTGTTCTGCCGCTGCAGCATCTGCATCAGCTTGCTCTTTTGCTTTAGCATCATCAGCTTTTTTTTGTAAATCAGCCGCTAATTGTGCTTTCGCATCGTCAGAAGCTTTTTTATCTGCCTCGGCTTTTGCTTTAGCATCTGCATCAGCTTTTTTATCTGCCTCGGCTTTTGCTTTAGCATCTGCATCAGCTTTTGCCTTTGCATCAGCTTTTGCTTGTTCATCGGCTACTCGTTTAGCTTGTTCTGCAGCTGCTTTATCTTCTAATGATTTATCATAGAGTTCTTGCATACCTTCTTTTACGTAATCAATACGCTGCGCTTCAAACGATGCGTGTTGAATTAACTTAGCATGGTTAATGGCGTGCCCTTTGTCTTCATCAAAAAAACAATTACCATCAGGTGTTACGTGAAGCTTCTCAGCTTTTTTGTTGTGTAAAAAAGCAAGTGTTACCACTTCGTCAAGTTTTTCTTTGTCTAATATTTTTGCCATTTTTAAAGGGGTTTAAATTTTAAATACAGTTTAACTACTACATAAATGATAAGTCCAAGCCAAACAGCAGCACTTATCCATGCAAATTTTTTAAGCCAATCCGGTATATACTTTATCGGAACTTCTACTCGTGTAGTGTCGCTCTTCTTTTCTGTAAGTACTTGTAGCTCTTTTATTCGATGCTCTTGCCATTGACATTTTAATTCTAACTCCTTGCATATACAGTTCGCTTGCAAATGGCCGTTTGATATTAACACATCTATTTCCGATCGTTCCGTTTCCGATTTTATCTGCGGCATATTTATCACACCATTTTTGTCGGCTGTTACCGTTGCATTTATTTTCGCCGCAACTTCTTTGACTACATATACTGTATCGTGAATTATAATCGAGTCCCGAATTGTGATAGTTTTTGTAATTGTGTCCGTAATTGTATGCGTGCTTTGTATTAACCTTCGATTGCAGCTCGAACAAAGGCTTATTAAAATAAAGAATGCTATTATTTTTTTCATGTGTTTTTAAATAAGGGGTTATGTAATTAGTAACTGCGTAAATCTTATGTTTATCACGTTTGTAGCTATGTACGCCTTGGTCATATATACTTCCAGTGTTTCCCTCGGTCGTTATAAAATAGCCGCTTAATTCACCTGTAATAAACCCTACGTGTTCAACTGTGTTAGTGCCCGAATAAGCAACTGTAAAACAATCGCCGGGCATCGGATATGCTTTTACCTTATGTGTTTTTTCAAGTGCCGGACTCCAAACTATATATTGTTGATTTGCAAAAGAAGGTGCCCATGCTGTTTTGGGGTTTATTGGCGGGGCAACTCCAACATCATACAAGTTTTTCGAGCAGAAGGCAGCACACCATGCATTGCCTTTTTTGGCATTAACAAATTGTAAGTAGGCTTCCACCTCTATGCCGTCGTTATGTCCGGTTACTTCACGCACATACATTTGCTCATGCAAAGTATCTATAAGCTCAAAGCGTATGCTTGCTTCCGATAATGGTGGCGACTCTTTAACCTGATAGTTTTTTTCAGATGTAAACTTTTTTTCGTTGGCTTGTAAGGCTACTGTTGAACCTAACATCGCACCGCATGCAATTATTAAAATGGCTTTTTTCATATTTGGTTTTTTATTGTTTAATACTGGTTTAAGGCTTCATTAAATAAATCAGGGCAAAAAAGAAGCAGAAGAAAATTCTAATGCTGTAGGCTCGTTTCTTCTCATCAGGCAATGTGGCAAACCCTGTATAAAAAGCTTTCATGGCATCATACACACTCGGAAACACAATCCTAAGCAATACCCATACTGCTGATGTAGCCCATACAAGTTTCCAAATGCTTACTAAAAAGGTTTCAAATTCAGAGCCTCTATCAAACAAAGCTGTCTCGGGGCTAATCTTTAAAATGATAAACCTGAATAGCTCTATCACTACAAACATCAATGGTATAAAAACCATCTCTTGTTTTAATATGCTTCTTATTTTGTTCATGCTTTTTTACTTAATTTTTATCCTGTTAAGGAGCGGTCTTTGCCTGCTGTCAACCTTTTTTATTCTTAGTTGCAATGATTTTTATTTCTAACAACAACTTTACCCACACTAAAAGCGAAATAAATTCAGTGGTACTTTTTAGTTAGGGAGAATAAACTCTCCAAGTTTCCCGATAAGGACCAACTCTCATACTTGTTAGAACCACTTAATTTTATTCTACTGAAGGAGATATAACAATGTCATAATCTTTACCAAGTACAAACATGTCAGCAGCATCTTTATTAACCGTGTTAAGGGTGATATTTGTGCCGCCTGATAATTTCCAATAAATGGAGGTTTGGTTGTAAGGCACTTCTAACTCAATAGCTGTAGCAATTGGGTTTTCAACGTTATACGATTGGCTTTCTTTTTTAGAAATGCATTTAACTTTTACTTTTGTGATATCCATTTTTTGTTTTATTAAAATTTATAGTTACCCGCACGCCCCTACGCCTTTCGGTTTCAGGGCTCCTCGGGATGGTTTCTTGTTTAGAATACGTCGCTGATAATTGCTCCGTTACCACCTGTTACTACAGGGCTCATAATAAAACGAGTACGGCAACCAAATAAAGACGAACGTGTGTCAGGCGATAACTCTTCAGGACGGTAGAACACTTTTACAGTTCCTGATGCACGCATTGCATTTTGTGTGTTATACATAACAGACGATGGGGTGTCTGTTCCTGCCGCCGATGCTCCAAATGCTGTTTTTGCATAAGTGGTGTTATTGTATTTCGGCGTGTTGTTATTGCTATACAATTTAAAGCCTTCTAATTTTGCAATTAGTTTTCCGGTCTCAGTATTATTGAAACGGTCACGGAACGATTGGTCAAAGCTCATGATATCACCAGCGTGTTCAGGAGATAAAATAAATGCGCAATCATCAATGTTAAAACCTTGTGCAACGCAACGCTGACGGTAGGTAATAAAATCATTCAGAGTTAATGTTTTGCGTGTTCCTGTAGCGGTACCTAATGCATTACCTGTTGTTCTTAAAACAGGCGTGGTAGCTGTGTCAGATGCCGGAGCAAAACTCCATAAACCTTTTTTAATTTTCATTAACTGCAATGCGGTTAAATGGTCAGCCATTACTGATGATTTTTTGTCGTATGCAAGTGCATATAACTCATCGTCTGTAATCTCCGTGTTTACGGTATCAAATTTATCAAGGGCAACAGGGTGGCCTTGGTCTGTTCTTTGTGCGCTTCCAATCGGAGAGCTTGAACTAACAGCCGTGTTTACCAATACACTTGGTAATGCACCTACCTCGTTAAAGTTAATGGTGTTATTGTTTACAAGACCTGAATAGTCTTTTATGTCAGCCATCCAATCGTCTTTCACTTCTAAAAAACGTGTTCTTAATTCGGCTACTACTACTTGTAATAAAACTACTGCGCTCATGGTGTTTTTTGGGTTTTAATTTTTATTTAGGGTTAGTTAATTATATGTTTGTCCAAGCCGCTCCGTAGTGTGCAGATGCTAAAGCATTGTAAGCATCTTTATCAGTTGATGCCATTGCGTGTAAACCTTTAGGGTCTTTCTCAGCCCAATCACTAAACTTCCAAGTGCTGCGGTCTCCTTCAGTAGCTTTTTTATTGGCATCAAGCTGCAGGCTTAAAGCATTAATCTTTGGTAGTTTAGCTACCTCTGCTTTTGTTCCTTCAAAATCAGCTTTATAATTTTTTTTATAAAACTCGCGTTGTGCTGCAACAATTTGTTTGTTGTTAATAGCAGCATCCAGTTCAACATTTATTTTTGCTTCAAAAGCAGTTTCTTTTACTGCATCCAATTCGGTTTTTACAGCATCGTATTTTGTAGCTTTTGCTACCATTGCTTGAAACTGAGCCAGTACTTGGTCGTCAGTAGATGCCGAGTCCATCGCCATCGCTTGAATCATTAATTTTTTGTATTCCATGTTTGCTTGGGGTTGATTTTTATTTATTGGGTTTTTGTTTACGGTGGCGGTTATTTTAGGGGCATTCTTGTAAGCGGTTAATGCGTCAACATCATCATCTTTAACCTCTGCTTCTTCGGTATCATAATCATTTATAAATCCTAATTCTTTGGCTTCCTTGGCATTCATCCAGTAGTCTTGCGCCCACATAGCCTCTATTTTATCTGCAGCTAATCCGGTCTTTTTTACATAAGCATCCAAATACTCGGCTTGCAAATTTTCAAGAGCTTTTAAATCAGCTTTAATTTCATCCGTATTACCCATAAACACACCCATAGGTTTGTGTATCATGTAATTGGTATTTGCAGCAGCAATAACACTATTGCATTTACTTACAATGTAAGTTGCTGCACTTGCGCATAATGCGCCAAGCTCTGCGTCAATAGTTCCTTCAAAATTTAAAATGACATTAGAAATTTCTGCCGCTTCAAAACAATCGCCGCCGCCAGAGTTAACATACAGCTTAGCGTTTTTAATCCCACTTGATATCAGATTGTTTACTTGTGCTTTAAAATTTGCAGATGTGTTTGCATAATCTTCGCACATATCGCCAATGTAACCGTCAATGGTAATTATTGCAACCGTGTTGTTTTCGTTTGCTACTGCCGATATTTTTAAAGTTTTTTTGCTCATCGCTCGGTACAAAATTGGCGTGCGTTTGAGCCAAAAAAAAATTAGCAAAACAACACAGTCCTTTATTTACACCGTGTTGCAGCCGTTTTGTCAGTGTCGTGTTTTCATAATTTTAAATACACTCTTTGTTGGCGCAACTTTGTAGTATGGCAAAAGATACTCAGAGGCAATTAGCACAAACCTTGTACATCGACGAGTGCTTAACAGCTAAAGAAATAGCTGTAAAAGTTGATGTTACCGAAAAAACTGTAAGCTCTTGGGTAACTGCCGGTAAATGGAAAGATTTACGATTGGCTAAACAAACTGGCCCTGAAAACCTAATTAAAAATCTTAACGAGTTGCTTAACATGATGCTTGAAAAGCGAATTGCTTTAGAGCGCAAAAAAGTTAAAACAAAAGACGAAGAGGCAGAATATACCCGCATTATTGATGAGATGAGTAAGCTTTCTAAAATGATTGATACAAACCAAAAAGAAGGTAAAACCTCTTTGCGTATACACATTTTTTGTATCGAAAAATTTATGTCGGCATTGCATCAGCATAACACAAAATTATTTACAGAGTTGCTGAATTTTCAACCCGAGTACTTAAACAAATTGGCTGATGAGCTTAAGTAAAGATGATAAAATTGCATTAGAGCGGTACCTCGCCAAAATTGCACACATAAAAGAGTTTAGTCAGGTTAACCCAAATGAAACTGAACCCGAAAAAAAGAAGCGTATCGAACACGCTAAGCGTGATTATGCCTTTTTTGTAAAATATTATTTTCCGCATTATGCCAATTGCGATTGTGCCGATTTTCATATCGATGCCGCAAATCAAATCCGTAAAAATAAATTCATAGTAGCTATTGAAGAGTGGGCTCGTGCGCATGCTAAGAGTACCCACTTCGATATTATGATACCTTTTTGGCTTTGGATAAACAACGATATAAATGTGATGTTGTTGGTAGGTAAAAGCGAAGAAGATGCAAAAACTTTATTGAGTGATTTACAAGCTGAGTTCGAAAACAATCCGCAAATACTGGCCGATTTTGGCAAACAAATAAGTCTTGGAGATTGGCAGGACGGAAACTTTGTAACCAAAAATGGTAAAGCCTTTTTTAGTTTGGGTCGTGGCCAATCTCCTCGTGGAGTTAGGCATCGTCAGCATAGACCTGATTATATTGTTTGTGATGATATCGACGACGATACGCTTGTAAAAAACCCTAAACGGGTTAAAGAAATTGTTAACTGGATACTAGAAGCTCTGTTTAACACAATGGATGTAAACGGCGCTCGCTTCGTGTTAGTTAATAATCGCATAGGCACTAACACCATACTTACCAATATGGTTAAGCGTCCTAATGTAAAGCATCGTATTGTAAACGCATTAAATAAACTTGGTCAACCTACATGGTGGCAAAAATACAGCATTGATTATTTTAAACAACGCCGTGAGCAAATAGGAGAGTATGCTTTTCAAAAGGAGTTTATGAATAACCCGCAAGTGCAAGGGGAAATTTTTAAGGACGAGCAAATACAGTTTGCACCTATTCCTAAGCTAACTGAGTTTGATTGCATTGTAGGCCATTGGGATGTTGCTTATGCAGGCACTTCTACCGGAGATTATAATGCAATTACAATATGGGGTTTAAAAGGCACTATGTTTTATCACATTAAAGCTTTTGTGCGTCAATGCAAAATGTATGAGGCAATTAAATGGATGATTGATTATGATGCCTCAACTCCTTCAAACGTAAAAATACAATGGCGTTTTGAGAGCCAGTTTTGGAACGATGCTTTAAAAATGACTTTAGAACAAGTTAGAAAAGATACCGGCAAAGATTTTAACTTAATTCAATGCGAACGTCCGGTTAAAAACAAGTTCGACCGTATAGTAAGTCTACAGCCTTACTTTCAAAACATGCGTGTTTATTTTAATGAAAAAGAAAAATATAACATCGACATGCAAACAGGTGTAAGCCAGTTAAAAGCAATAGAACCCGGGTATAAATCACACGATGATGCACCCGATGCATACGAGGGCGCAATTACATACCTAAGCAGGCATATAGCATCAAATAACGAATTACCACTACTTGGTAAAAGAAATGGTGGTTCATCAGCATGGTAAATAATTTAAATTTTTAATTAATATGTTATATCAATTTCTTACAGACCGTGACTTAAACGTCGGAATGAAAAAATACTTCCGAGACCAAATTACGGTCGATGCAGATAATGCAATGGCTCTTAGTGAAGGTGCAGCACTTACACTAATTAAAGCTAAAATTAATAACAGATACGATTTAACTAAATTGTTTCCGGTTATTTTATCTTGGAGCAACGCAACATCTTACGCTATTGGCGACTATGCTGTTGGCTCAAACGATAATTTTTATATCTGCACAACTGCAAATACAAATCAAAACCCTACCACAGCATCATCCTATTGGGCTGCATCCGACCCACGAGACGGAATGTTAGTAATGAATTGCATTTATATTGCTATTTTCTTTTTTTTCAAAAGTGCTGATAAGCGCAAGATAACCGAAGACCTTAGTAATGACTTTGCTTCAGCTTGCGATTGGTTTGATATGGTAAAAGGTGGTCAGGAAAACCCCGATTGGATTTTATTACCCGACGCAGCTTCTATTCCAATTGCCGGAAGCCGTCCTCCTGAGCAAACTTATAGATGGTAAAACAATAATTAAACAGCATTAAAACCCTTTTTAAATGGCAGAAAATCAAAATAGCAGAATAGGCAAACGCTTTGTTAAGGATATAAACAGCAAACCATTAAGCACATTGGTTACACCTCAGTTTCCAAACCTACCTAAAGTAGACTTGGATAAATGGAAGTACGCTTATTTATCAGCTAAAAACCCTGCTTATCCTAACAGATGGATGTTGTATTCCATTTATGATAACATAGATATAGATGGCACACTAACATCTTTAATTGATAAACGAATTATTAAAGTTCAAAAAGCTAAGTTTAATATCATTGATAAAAAAAGCGGTAAACCTAATGCCGAAAAAACAGAGTTATTACAAAAGCTTTGGTTTAATGACTTACTAAAGTATATGATGGAGGCAAAATTTTGGGGTTTCTCTTTGGTAGAAGCTTTCAATTTTTTAGCTGACGGTCAAATTAACAACGTCACTCTAATTGATAGATATCACGTAAAACCTGAAAAAGGTGTTGTAGTACAAACAATTTACGAGCAGGATGGTTGGAATTATTTAGAAAACCCCCTTTGCAATTATTATTTGCCTATTGGTGATGTAAAAGATTTAGGACTTCTTTATAAAGCTGCTCCATTAATTATAGCGATAAAATATGCTATTGGTAATTGGGGTGCTTATAATGAAAAGCTTGGTATTCCATTTCGTTATGTTACAAGCCCGGGCATAAATAAAAATCGCCAAAAACAACTTGGTGTTATTTTAGAGCAAATGGGCTCAGCTGGATGGGCGGTAATTAACGAAGACGAAAAAATACAGCTACTTGAAAACTCGGGGGCTAATCCTACAGACTGTTTTGATAAATTAATTGCCAAGCTTGACGATAGGCTTTCACTTCTTTTAGTTGGGCAAAGTGGCACTACAAACAGCCATACTAACAAAGGCACTTATGGCAGCATGAAAATGCTTGCCGATATCAGCGAAGACATACATGATGCTGATTTGATTTATTGCGGTTATTACATCAACAATGTATTATTACCAAAGCTAAGATTGTATGGTTATAATATTAGCGAAACAGATGTTTTTAAATGGGATAAAAGCGTAGATATCAGTGTTCCTGAAATGGTTGACTTTGTTGTAAAGCTTGAACAGTTTTACGATTTGGATTATACTGAAATTTCACAAAAAACAGGCATTACAATTTTAGGCCGAAAACCTGCTCCTGGCACATTAAAAACCAACCCTCAAAAAATAGAGGCGTCAAAAAAAAAAAGTAGTCAAAAAAAGATAACTGCTTTTTATGCTAAGGTTTGCTGCACTTCGCATGCCCCAAAATTTAAAGCAAAGGATACGGACTTTGATAAAATTATGCGGGGTGTTGCCAAGCGCATTTTCGATGGCAAACAAAATGGCCCTGTAGATAAAACACTTCTTAAGGCAACTGCAAGCGAGTTAATGCAGGGTTTGTTTAAAGGTTTTAAAACAGGCGCCGATGATCAGTCACAAGCTGATAAAGATTTGTTTGAGTCTCTTAAAGAAAACGTCTATGTGTTTTCAGGCTTCAAAACTGAAAAAACATTAAAAGCAGCTTCCGCTTTATTGCTTGATGAGGAAGGTAAAACACGAACCAAATCCGACTTTATAAATCAAGTCTTAAAACTTAATCCTACGTACAATGGCTCGTATTTGGATGCTGAATACGACAATGCATTAATAAGCTCGGATATGGGCAGCAAATGGCTTAAATTCCAAAATCAAAAGGATGATTTAGGTTGGTTGGTTTTTGATGCAACGCTTGATAATAAAACTACAAGTATTTGCCGTGCATTGGATGGCTTAACCGCTCCGGTTGACCATCCGGTTTGGAAAACATATTTTTTGCCATTGCATTTTCACGAGCGTAGTGATATTCGACAAGCAGCTTCAGGTGTACTTACCGATATGTCAAAAATTTCATTTCCCGATGTAGCTACAATGTTCTCACAAAACGTAGGCATAACAGGTGTGGCTTTTCCCGACTCACATCCTTATTTCAGCGATGTATCATACAAGCAGGCAAAAGTTATTACTAAAGAGGCTATGGATGTAATGAAAAATGCTAAAAAATAATGTCCGACGATTTAGGCAGAGACTTCGAATATCTTTATGAGCAAACTCGGGTTGTATTTAACCGCTTGCCTGTTATTTTGGGTAATGTAGCCGAAAATTTTTTTAAAGATAGTTTTCGTCGTCAGGCTTGGATTGATACCACTACTGAAAATTGGGCTAAGGTAAAAAAACCTAAACGTAAAGGTGCGGCCATACTCGTTAAAACAGGTGGTTTAAAAAGAGATATCCGCACAATTCAGGCTAATTGGGATGGAGTTATCATTAAAAACGAAAAGCCTTATGCGGGCATTCACAACGATGGTTTTAGCGGTACTGAAAAGGTAAAAGGCTTCAAGAGAAAGCAGGTAATTAAAAAAGCAAGAAAAGGTAAAAGCGCACAAGGTTATAAATTATTAGCCATGAAACGTGTTAGGATAGAATATGTTAAGCCGTTCACACGCAAAATGCGTATGCCACGCCGCCGTTTTATGGGGCCAAGTGTATATCTAAACATGCAGCTTGATAGAGCAGCTATTAATCAATTAAAAACTATTTAAACATGGATGCAACACAAGATTGGATTGAAGCCTACAAAGAATTATGTACGCTCATTAAAGCCAAGGTTACTGAAGTTAAATACACCGACCTATGGTATCAGCAAATAGACTTCGAACAAAAAGAGTATCCTTTCCCAAGGCACTCGGTATTTTTTGAGTTCTTTTGTGATAGAACCGAAACAATTGGAGGAGGCGCACAGGATATGTACACCTCAATTAGCGTGTACCATGTTTTTTATACGTATAGCGATACTTTCGACGAAGCAACCAACCAAGCTACCGCTTTTGAGTTTGGCGACGTTATACGCAAAATAAACAACTCCCTGCAGGGCACTGAAGGTGTTAACTTTAGTTCTTTAAACCGCACCGGGTTTAAACGCTACCCAGCCGACTCATATTTGGTTTGTTACTGTCAAACCTATAACACCATTATACGTGATTACTCCGGTGTTAAATCTTACGATACAAGCAAATCACTTAATGATATTCCGGTAAACGTACAGGTACAAAATCAACCAACTGAGCCAACTGGCGACTCCCGAAACATTGGTTACACAATAGAGGTATAAAACAAAAAAGCCCCACTAATTAGCGGGGCTTTTTTTAATCTTCTAATTCAGTAAACGTAAATTTATCTTGCTTATCTAAATGACTTGGGAGAGGCTCAATATAACTTTCAACTTCATAAAATATTGCATCAGCAATAGGCACGGCTTCTCTATTTAAAATTTTATACCCCATATCTTTCATATCAATATCAGGATGTTTGTTAATGTTAACTTTATGAGCGCCTATTAAATCGTAGCGTATAATGTTTTGTTTTTGATAATTCATAAATTCTCTCTTTGGGTTATTAGTTATACCATCTCCTGCTTTAGGTATTTCAAAATTTCCTCCATTAACCAAGGCCTGTGCTAAATTGACAGCCTCCTGTAATGAGTTTACTTCTAAGTTAACATTTTGAGTTACTTTATCATCAGTCTGCACGGTTTCTACTTTAGTTATTTTCATAATAATTATTTTAAAGGTTATTGTTTTTCCGATGCTCTTGCTGCTGCATCCGCTTCTTTTGCTATCCTCTCCATTTCAACTGGGTCGTTTTCTATTGCCTGCATAACTGAATCCTGTCTGTTTTTTTCTATTTCAAACAAAGAGTCTACCCTATGTTTTTTAATGGCTTCGATATCTCTTAAATAAGCCGCATCCGCTAATATGTCATTCCTAAATAATAGTGCTATCGAGTCTTTTTTATAAAGCCAGTACTCGGCACTAATACCTAAAAACACTTTTCTATCAACTGAATCCGGTTTACCAAATTTGCTTTCTACATCAGCAGGCCTATCAGCGTTTAATTTTAAATCAGTTATACTGTTTTTATGGCCGCAAGCTGACAAAATCAGCACACAAACTACTATTGCAATTATTTTGTTTTTCATTAGCTTAATTTTTTGGTTAGTAAATATATTAAATTATAGTTTTGTATGAATATCTATTTCAAGTTTAGCGAGGTTAATTAGTGTCTGTGCCGACTTTGAAATTTGTTGTGCCTGAGGCACATAATCCCGGCTTGCCACAACTTTATCCATACTATCCAATAAAACATCCCTTATTTTCTCTAAAGTCTGATTAGGCGCAATTCTCGACCTTGATACCATTTGTTTTTCTGGCGTATTTGCAACAGCAACAATATCATTCCCCTTAACTTCAACTTCTTTATACTCCCGCATAAATACGTTTACATTATAAATAGTTGTTTCAAGCCAATCCTTGTCTGTGGCAACAAGTATAGTTTCTCCGGTTTCTTTAAAGCTCAAAAATTTATAAATTTCTTCGCTCGTTCTGTGCTGATAAGTTTTACCCATCATAGCACTTAATGCTTTAGTTCTGCTCATAATTTTTCATTTGTTTTTTTAGTTATTGTTCTGTTTAATTTATGCACTAGACGTATTGTTGATTTTAGCTCGGGCGAGTATCTGTGAATTGTGTTTTTACTCATGTGTTGCGACCTGTTTATTAATTCAAGATTACTTACTTCGCAATTCATTGTGTTGCCATCTTTAAAGCGTATAATCATGCCGGGTGGTATTTCCCCTTTTTCCTTTTCCCAATTGTATCTGTGCAATGGAAGCCATTTGCTTAAAGATGTTCGGATGAACTGATACTTAACACCTCTTTTATCAGGCCGGATAGATATTACTCCATTTGCTTTTGTATTGTGGGGCAAGTTCCCTTTTTTAAACCGTGTTTTCTTTGTTCTTGCTATGGCTTTTTTGTCCATGTACTCCGATTGCTTTCTTCCTTTATTAAAGGAAATATGACCCTCTCTAAATCTACCTATACTCGAACGTACTTCTCGTATGGAATCAGGAAGTTTTAATCCTAATTTAAAAAGTCTGTTTTTAATAGAGCTTAAAGTGGTATTTAACTCATTTGCCAGCTCCACATATGGTTTAGTGCAAATGTTTTTACGTAAGTAATTATCCTCTTTTTTAGTCCAAATTTTACGGGGCATACTAGTAAATTTTAAGTTTTATTCTATCAGCCAATCTTGCAAGCTTTCTATTTTCAGATAAAGCAATAGCCTCCTTATCAAGCATATTCTCTAATTGCGCAAGCATTATTTTCACGTCGGCAACTTCTCCACACAAGCTAAAGTAAGCAAGTGAATATTTAGTTCCATTGTGCAAGTCCTTATTAGCGTGCATTATTTCCCTTTCCATTACACCCCCTAAACGTTTAAGTTTATTAATACTTTGCATAAGCTCTCCAATCTCTTCGTGCAGCATATCAATTTGTTTAGGGCAACCGTGTAAAGCAACAGCAGCTTGTAAAATTTTATCCCTGTTATTGATTGCGGCAATTATTTTAACCTGCTCGGTTTGTTTTTTATCAACTTCTCGCTTATCAATTTTTGTTTTGTGCTCATAACCTAAACTAAACCCTATAATTAATGCAAAAAACATTAACCAAAATGCGTATAAAAATATTTCGTATCCCATTGTTTTTTTTGTTTTTAAGTGAATTTAAATCCCTTGTTATCTTCTTTTATAGTGGTTTCAAATGGTAAATTTTCTTCCGGTACTTGGCTTATTTGCTCTCTAAGCAACATGGAGTTAGTCCAAAGTATGTGCTGCTTACCACTATATATAAGCTGCATTGTTAGCCGTTTACCATCTCCCTTATCCTTAAAGTTAGACGGCTCAACTTTATACTTCTGTACTATAATTGGTCTGTCAAGCACTTTGTTTATGCTAATCTTATCGCCCGAAAAGGTTAAGTTTTTAGGCTCTTTAATCCCCATATCACTAAATTTTTTTACCGCAGGTTTTTCTTCCATATAAAAGTTTATTAATTAATGTTTTTGTATTAGCATGCTTTGCCTGCCCCAAATACGATGCAATAGTTGAAGCAGGTTTATTTCTTGCAATGGCACGTGCCATTTTTTGTTTGTTCCTTTTTCTTAAAAGCACATGAGTATGAAAATATTTATAACCCAACACATCTACTCCTCTGTCTTCAACCTTAAATACTTGATAATTGCCTTTAAGCTCTAAGTTTAAATTATCTTTTAAATAGCTTTTAATCTCATGTAAAAGTGCGTGCAGCTCTTCTTTGGTAGCTCCAAATAATATTAAATCATCTGCATATCTAAAATAGTATCTGCGGCGTTTTACCTCCTTAATCCAATGGTCAAATGGTGTTAAGTAAAAGTTTGCTAAGTACTGGCTTAGATAGTTACCAATAGGCAATCCGGGTGCGCTGTCAATTATCTCATCCAAAAACCACAACAGGTCTTTATCTTTAAATTTACGGCGCAAAAGCTGTTTTAGTATAGCGTGGTCAACATTCGGGTAAAACTTCTTTATATCCAGTTGCAGGCAATAAGTTGTGCCCTCCACATCAAGCAATGCTTTTTTTATTGCCCGGTGTGCAGCATGTACGCCTCGCTTTTTTATGCAACTGTAAGTATCAGCTGTAAATGCCGATATAAAAACAGGCTCCAAAACATTCATAATTGCATGGTGTGCTATCCTGTCCGGAAAGAAGGGCAATCTGTAAACCTCACGTTCTTTTGGCTCATACACTTTAAAAGTGGTGTATTTGGATGTCTTAAAAGTTTTGGTTATCAAAAGCCTTTGTAGCTCTTGGAGGTTTAACTCTCTTTGTTGCAAATGTAATTTAACGCCAAATTGTTTACGCTTGCCTCGTATGGCTTTCGTTTCTGCTTGCAACAGGTTTTCTGTTGAGCATATTTGTTGGTATAGGTTATTTAACCTTTTCATGTGCCTTTGCTTGTAAGGTCTTCTTCGCTTTCGCTACCAAAGCCCTTGTAAGTTTTAGTTCTTTTTTTGCTATGTGAGCAAGGTTTGCATTGTGATTTTAAAATAGTCTCGCTTAGGTGCGAGCTGACATTCGAATTCGAGTTCCAGTTGTCGTAGTTCGTATCCGAGAAGCGACCGCTCGAAATCCAACACTCAAGTCAGCTCTCCAATGCACAACCTGTTTTGGTTTAACCCAAATGATGCATCAAATGATATTTTTCTGCATGTTCTTGAAAAAATGCAACCTTCTCAGTCGTATCAAACATAAGGCGCGAGCCGACAAACGAATCCGAGTACCAGCTGCCGTAGCCCGTATCCGAGAAGCGACCGCCCCTTGGTTTGTCCGCTGTGGGTGCAATTGCAAACGCCGCAAAAGGTTTCCAAGTTCCGTCTGTAAAGTCAGGCTCCCATACCGTGCCATCTTCGTTAGTGTTTATAGCTTTTGCCCATACATGCAAAACGTAATCACTCTCGGCACGTGGTCTGTACCATTCCGGGTATTGGTCAAAACTTGGTAATTTACTAAAGTCTTCGCCCGCTCTTTTAAATGCCGCTTCCGGTGTTGTTAGGTCTTCGTAATACAACTTTTTTTCTACTTCTTTTTTTGTTTTTGCCATCTTGCTTTTTATTATTGGTTATTTAATTACTTTTTTGTGGGCCCATCCTTCAAATACTTTCGGGAATTTTGCAACCGCATCCAAGGCGTGTGCAGATCTTAAAAATGTTTGGCGCGAGCCGACAAGCGAATGCGAGGACCAGTTGCCGTAGCGCGTACCCGAGAAGCGACCGCCCCGCATATCATAATACACATTGTATTTATCGAATTTGCCGTTATCCCAATCCGGCTCTTTACCTTCATTATAAGCTTCAACAATAAGGCATATAAGCATACTGTTTTTAGCTCCTAACAAACGCAGGTTATCGCCTTCGTAGTTAATAATGTCAAGCACTTCTTTTTCAGGCTTTGTTAATTCAATAATATCCTCAATCGAATTAATTCGGTCTTTAACATCCGTGCTAAATAGTTTCGGTAACAGTTTAGCTAAAAAGCTTTTGTTACTTGCATCGCCTTCGTTGTAGGCTTTTTTTACGTCGTCTTCAAACAACTCTACTGTTTTACTCATTTTTTGTTTTGGTTTTTATGGTTATTATTAGTTACTACTTTTTTAAAATTGTTGTGGGTGGCAATGGCCGCATAACTGTTTACTGTTGTACTCGGTTAGCTTCATTCCTATTTCACCGCATCGTTCGCACTTGGGTAATTTCTTAATAGCATAATAAACAGTATTAAAAAATTCCATAGGCGATAATTCTCCCATTTCATACTGTACAATCCATTTGTGGCAAAATTTGTTTTCTAAGTCTTCTTTTGTTTTTAGTGTTTCAGGCATGATTTGTTTTTTATGGTTTTCATTCTTCAAATAATTCTAATTGATTTGTTGGTTCTTCCGGAGCAGATAAAATGTTATCAATCGTAACGGGCGATAGCCAAAACCTTTTTGAAAGCATTATTAAAATGGCTTCACGTCTGTATAACTCAATCTCTCTGCCTTTTTTATCTTTAATGGTTTTTTTAGCCAATTCATCATACTTGGCCTTTATAGCTTCGTTTCTTTCAATTAATAAACTTTTGTCTCTGCTCATGTTATATATCCCAGCGTGCTTGGTTTAGGTAAGTGGTTGCGTATGCTTTTGCTGTTTTAGTTGTGTTTAAAATGCTATTGTATTTTTTTATATAATCAAATGCTTTTAGCTGCTCTTCCTTTGGCAATTTTTCCCACGATTGTATTGCTTTCTTTTTACCACAGTTTTTTTCAGCATAAGCATCCCAAAACATATCAAAGCTCACTTCCCTGTTTATCTCGGTTAACTTTACCTTATTTTCAATCGCAGCCTTAATAAATGCCTCCTGAAGGATGTATAAATTAAAAGCACCTTTTGCGCTTTCTTTTTTTTGCCCGGCCTCAATAACTTCAAACGAGCTAAATATGCCATCAGTAAAACTTACTTTTACTTCTGATAAAAACAGGCTGCTGTAGTATGTATATATTTTTATGGCCACGGTTGCACAGGTATTGTTTTGTCTATTTCGGTTGCTATTTGTGCAGAAGTTGTGTTGTGGGCTATTTGCTTACGCTTATAGGCTGTTAAAAAGGCAAGAGCTTCGATTGCATTCATTGTAAACTTGCATTCCGGCTTAGGCCATTTAAACGCCTCCTGAAGCTTTGTAGCAGGCTTAAATAAAATCTTAATAAGCATAAGCTGCTCAACGCTTATTTTCTCTTGGTAATCCTCCATCAAATGGTTCATACCACTGTTAAGCATTACTACTTGATGCTGCTTAAGTTTAAAAGTGTATTTATCCTTTAGCATAATAGCTTTTTAAAAGGTTTTCAAATTGCGTTACAAGCTTTGGTAATTCTGCTTCGGTATAGTCATCTAACTTTTTGTGCAGGTAACCATATTTGTTTAGCCAAAAATTAATTCTACTCCAGTCTAATTTTCCGGCAAGCGTCCATTGCATTTCATAACAGATGCTAAAAATCTTCTTGCGCATTTTTTGGCAAGCTTCAGTTTGGTTTGGCATTTGAGTTTTCTTACTGCTCATACTTTCTAAATGCGATATCAGGTTAGCACACTCATGTACAAGCATTTTGCTGCTGCTTGTAGTTCTGCCTCCGGTGTAGCTATGAACTAAATCCTCTTTAGTTTCGGCGTCTATTTTTAACTCCCCAATAAGGGCGTGTAGCTTTTTATTTTGTTCTCGGTTTCTAAACATGATTTAAATAAGGTTTAAAAGCAGTTTAATTTTCATCCAAGTACTTAAGCGCACTTCGTTCATGGTTTCAATTTCATAAACAGGTATTTGCAAAAACAAGGCAATAAATATTTCTCTTACAGCTCCTCTGCTTTTTCGCCAATCATCTAAGGCAAATACGGCATCACACCAAATAAGCGCAGCTATGCAGCATTTCATGTATGCAATCCAACTTTTGTTATGGTTATCATCAAGCTTATGTGGGTTTACAGGTATAAATTTTCTACCTATAATAAAAGCTTCCGCTGCGGCGAACTTCGCCTTGTTACCATTGGGTGCGCCCGTTATGCGTCCCGATATGTAAACTTTTTCTCTTTGTATTTCTGTGTTATTTTCCATCCCTTGGTTATTTTATATTTTAATCTTTGGCCCCGCCGGAGGTTTCGAGCCTCCGCTAATGAAAATCTCAAAACATTAGTGCCTCATGGCATCGGGCGTGGCGGTAAACAGCAGCCGCCAGTTTAAATGCTGCTAAAGTTTAGGTCTATGCTTTTGTATTTACCCTCTTCATCCTTAGCAGATACACGATAGTATGTTTTGCTATCAGGTCTACGTATGCTTTGCTCCAATAAATCCAAAGCCTCCTGAAACAATTTGTTTTTAATTTTTTGGCGATGTTTTAATAAGCTTAAAACCTTCTTAGCATCCAACGAGCCTTTAGTATTTGTAAAAGCACTATCAACAAGCTCTTTTACAAACTCATCGCTTGCAGTAAGGTTCTTTTTCAGAAACTCGTCAAGCTTCTCTTTACATAGTTTAATAAGCACATCGTCAAACTCAATGCGCTCATTAATACTTACTTCCACTTTAATACTGCGGTCTACATTATACCAAGTAAAATTGCCTTTACGCTCTTTATCTTCTCCATTAGCAGCTTTAACAGATTTTCTAAGTACTTCCTGGCTTGTGCTTTTAACGTACTCTTTAAATTCAGCTATCGACTGTTGTATAGCAAGTGCCTTGGTAGCAATTTTAAAAGCGTGCTTCTCTTTAAAGCGCTCGGTATCATTTATGCGGTTAAACGGAATGTTTATACCTGCTTCATCTTTCCAAAATTGGTCGGTCTTTTTTTGTTCTGTTATATTCATGGTTTATTTTTTAATTATTTGATGTGCGTTTTACTTCTGTTATTTTTTCGTAAAAGTTCAGGTCTTCCCCATATCCCAGTATAGGTTCTCCGGCTTGTACATTTTTTATTTTAAATCTTATAGTTGATAGCTTAACACTTAATGCGTTTTTGTCAGCTACTATTTTACCTCTGTCCGGGTTATCAAAATTTTTCACAAGCCAGTTAGCGTAAAAATCAATCTTGTCTTTAATCGCTTGCTCCTGTATTCTCAATTCGTTAAGCATAATATGTTTGTATTAGTTTGGTGTGGATGCTTTTAAATAAATTATTGTTGTTTCGCATATATTGGGCCTCTGTGTAAGAGTGTAGAACAGTGCAATGGTCTCTGTTTATATATGCGCCAAGCTGCTCAAGGGTAGCTGATGCTCCAACCTTTTCTTTAGCTATTAAAATAAACATCCGTCTTGCAAATACATTTGCGTGTTTATTACTTCCTTCAAAATCTTCAACGGTTACACTACACGCATCAATAACACGTTGCTTTAATAAAATCAAGTCGTTTTCATTAAACTTTTTTCGTTCACATTCGCTACATACAAACTCATGCGTTTGTAGTATTTTCATTATTTCGGTAGCCAATTGATGTATGTTTATTTTACTCATGTATTGCTATGTTTATTTTGTTGCGCTCTTTTTTTATCTCTTCTGTTAACACCTTTTTTATTTCGTTCCTAACCCACACATTAGGCAGTATTTTCAATTTTGTTGGCTCGTGGTAATCAATGTATATTTCAATAGCCGCTCTTCTTACGTTGCCTGTTAAGGGCAATTCTAACTCTTCAATAGGCGCATATTTCAAATAGGCTGTGTCCCTAATCTCCCATTGGTTTTTCCACCAGTTCCAAAACATGCCACATTTAGATGTTGCATCAATAAGCGTAGCATCATTTATAAAATAAAAATGCATCCACTCATACCCGGCATCCATAATTATTTTACAGTATGCCAGTTCTGTTAGCCCAAAGGCTTCACAGATGATTTGTTTATTTTTCTGTTTGTTTGTCATTTAAACCCCAATATTTTGTTGCTCCTTCATCCCAAATAGTATAGTATCCTCCAGCGTTGTACCTTCCCTGACTTATAGCCCTGAAGCCTTCAACCCAAATTTTTAAATCGGCGTAGTAGCGTACATCTTCTGCTACTTTACCCTTTGGGCTTTTTCCTTCTACCTGGCTGATAAAGATTAGAAGCCTTGTGTATTGGTACTTCTCTTTAAAAGCAGCAAATTCGGCTTTTGTAAATCGTGCAGCCTGTATGCTGTCGAATATTACTACTCGTGGAGATTTGCGTTTGCTTAATCTTATGTCAACCTCTTTTAAACTTTCAGAACCTATAAGAACATTTTTTTTTACTTCCTCAATACCATGCTTGCGTATGCTGTCTTGTAATGTTTTTCTCGTACCCTCTTCAAACGAGTCGAAAAATATTTTACCTATGTTCAGCGTTGCAAGCTCTTTCATCAACTCCATGATAAAACTTGTTTTGCCGTTAGTGCTTCCACCTGCTATAAACCATATTCCGGTTGTTTCAGGATTACTAAACGCCTCTACCCACTTTGGCCGCCACTGTAATGTGGCATAGTTCATCTTTAATATTTCACTTGGCGAATAAGCTCTTGACATATATTTTATCGTAGCACCTCTCTTTTAATTAATCGTTTCATTAACCTAAAATCTTCTACATAAGAAATCATTACTTCTTTTGTGCCTTTAGCTGTTTTTACTTGGGTTGGCTTTTCTGTTTTTTTAAGTTCACTCCAAATTTGACCTTGTTTAAGTGGGTCAATCACACCGTTAGCTCCACATATATCATACACCTCTTTTTCAGATGCACCACGTAACGATATATACGTTCTGCCAAAGCGGCTTTCCAATTCGTCAAAGCCTTTTTTATTCAGGCGCACACCGTTTTTAATCTCTTTTTTAAGGTTTTCTGTACCGTTTAGTATTAATCCTAAACACTCTTCTGTTCTGTTGTATAATGGTATCAACGTGCGAAGAGCAGCCGGGCGAAGTTTATCTCCTTCGTCAATGATGAGTAAAGGTTTTTCAAAACTCATATCGTTGAAGTATCCGCAAATAATGTCAGTTAATTCAGCAATTGTTTTATAACCTTTTTCTAAGGCTTGCGCACCAACTGTTTTGCTTGCCAGTTTAATTAAGAATTGGCGAGCACTCCATTCTTCGGCCTGAATATAAACTACCGTTCCAGTTCTGTCCTTGTTGTATAAATCCTCCAACGTAGCAGATTTACAGGCTCCAGCCTTTTCACTAATTGCAAACCACATCCCCTCTGCTTTAGCATCATTAAAAACACTTGCAATGCGGCGGTAGTTGCCAATGCTTTCAACTAAGTTCCAGTTGCTTTCTCTGTAGCCAAGTTCGTTTGCTATTTTTTGAAGCATCTGAGCCTCATTTGCGCCGTATTTACCACGCATGATAGTGCTTAAAGATGCCTCGCTTATATTAGCTCTACGTGCTACTGCTGCGTAGCTACCAAGCTTTGTTTTCCATTGCTCTACATGCTGTATGATGCTATTTCTGTTCATTTTTTTGAGATTTTATTTTTATTCGGTTGCGCCGTATTGGTTTCTTACATCATCATCTAAAATTTCGTAATCCTCTTTTGTTGTATTTGCAGCAGGTAAATTGATTACTTGCTTTTTGCGAGGCAATTTGTGTTCGTTGCGTGTATTTTTATGCTGGCCGTTGCTGTCAACTAAAATCAATTTGGTTAGTGTGTCGTTTAGTTGAGGGTTTTCAATAAATGTTTTCTCAACTAATTGGTGATTATGCGTAGCTCTTTCAATAATTGATTGCTCAAGCTGCTTATTATAATCACGTACTTTTTGTAATTGTTCTGCGTCTCCGTCTTTTCGGTCATACAAGGCCATTGGCTGTATGTATTTAGATGTCAATTCAAAACGATATGTGCCTACTATTTCTTTTACTCGGCGAGAAGATGCATCTGTATTAGCATTTAGCACAAGTACAGAGCTTAGGTCTTCGGGGTCATATTTTACAGCCCAGTCAACATAACCAAGCTCTCTAAATTTTTGGTCAAACGAATCAAAGGTTATTGTTTCGCCCAATAAGGTTACATTTAAACCGCTTGGCTGCAGGCGGTTAGTAAATTGATGAGTGTCGCCAAACAAGTATAAATAATCGCTGTTTTCAAGTGGTAAACGGTCTTGCTCGTGTAGGTTTTCAAAACGCTCTACATATTCGCTTATTTTTTCTGAGCGTTCCATTTCAATTATGCGTTTAATTTGGTCTCGGCATCCTTGTTCATCAGGGAAAGTGTGGCGTATTTTATTTAAAAAATCGGCGTTAGGTTGGTTGTCTTTATTTGAGGTAACTCCAAAGCCCGACCAGTTTTTAAAATACAACTGGCACTTTCTGTTCATGTGTAAAAAATATGGCTCAATTACTTTGGCTTTAGAGTTCTTTACTTGCGCAGGTGTAAAGTGCTTTGTCATTGCTTCGTATAGCGTAGCCATTTTATTTAGCGCATATCTATCGCTTTGTACTTGCAATGGTTTGTATCTGCTGCCAAATAGCTCACGAGTATGGTTTGCTGCATTACGCATAGCCTCACGTATCAAATCAGGTGTTTCGTGCGTTCCTATGGCATAACCTATTGGGTATTTTATTCCGGCAACAGGGTCAAGCACAATCACTACATTTAATCGGTTGTGGTAAGTAATACGTTGGTGGCCTTTTTCGTCTCGTTCTGTTTTTTGATATAATAGCTCGGCATCCCATCCATCAATAGTCCAATACGACATTGATGCGGTTGGCGCACTACGTTTAACCTGCATGCTTTTTGTGTTGCGAAATTTCGTTTCACCTTTTGCCCCGGCAAAAACGTACAACCCAAACTCTTTACGATAATTGGCAACCGTAGCTGCTGTGATATCTTTCCAACCAAGTTGTTTGGCAGCAGTGTTGTATAACAATTCTATTTGCTCATTATTAAAGTTGTTGTGCTTACGCATCAACTCCTCAAGCATAGCCTTATTTACATCAGATTTTACTTTAGCGGCGTTTTGGTTTTTATTACGGCCATCTATAACATACGGATAACCTTCCTTCATATACTCAGCAAGTGCAACGCCAAGCTTCCTTTCATTTTTTGGCAACGTGTGCTGTGCGCCACTGTATTTTTGCTTTAAAACATCGTTAAAAGCATTGCAATCGTTAACAACAGTTGCCCAAACACCACGAGTCGGGCGGTTTTTTTGTTTACGCATCGCTTTACGGTTCAAAAACAAGGCGTTTAAGGCGTTTAAAACAGATGCGTTAAGCGTATATTGGCTTATTTGAGACTGAGTAAGATGGGTTTCATCAACATTTCTATGAGTTTCAAACCATACACGGGCTTTACCATCAATGGCAAAATGCTCTTCCATTGGGTTGTGTTCTGTCTTTGGGTTGCCAAACTTGTTTATTAACTGCTCTTGATGTTCGTAAACCTCTTGCCACCTTATCAAAACGTCTTTATTTTTGCCACCACCTTTACGTAAAACAAAATTTGAATTACGGAGAGCCCTCTTTTTATATGCGTCGTAACTAAACAAGCACAAACTATCGCTAACTTTTTTATCTTCATCAGATACCAAGTAGCAAAGGCGAACACCAACTTCGTTGTTATATGTTATGTAAGGGCTTAACATCTTTAATTTTATTCTTGGTCTAAAAGTTCAGCGTCCAGTCGGGCGTTTAGTTTTTCGTTATTGGCTATAATTATTTTAGCCCCCTTAACTATTTTTTTGGCTATACGGGTTTTAGCAGTTATCTGACCTGATGATATTAAGCGCACATATTCTCTACTGCAACCCACTCTGCGTGTAATTAGGTTAAGCTCCCGGGTGCTTAACTTTTTTTTAGGTTCTGTTTCGTGTTGGCCCATTTTTTTTATTATATATTTGTTGTAGGTTCTGCAAATATAGTCAAGAAACATAACCTGTCAAGTATTATAACATGAAAAATAACAAACTTTCATCTAACTTATTGATTTTAAGGCAAAAAAAATCTATTAGTCAGGACACTTTAGCCAAGTTTTTAAACATAAGTCGCACTACAATTACCAATTACGAAGGTGGTTTGAGCGAACCTGACTACGAAAAACTAATACTAATTGCCAAGTATTTTGACATTTCTCTTGATGATTTGCTTACTAAAGACCTGAGCAAGGCTAAAAGCCATGAGCCATCAGGAGCGGCAGATATAGTTCACGAACCTTCCGCCATTTATAAGTTAAAGACGGATAAAAACAAGGAGGTACAATCAATACCGCTATATTCAATAGAAGTAGCGGCGGGTATAGTTCAGTTGTTTAGAGACCATGCTCCAACAAAAGAGTATATAACTATTCCAAATCTTCCAAAATCTGATGGTGCATTATATGTAACTGGGGATTCAATGTACCCTTTATTAAAAAGCGGGGATATTGTAATTTATAAGCAAATAAATGATATTGCTAATTGCATATTTGTTTGGGGAGAAATGTATTTAATATGCTTTCAGATGGATGGGGGCGACTATACATCAGTTAAGTACATTCAAAAAAGCTCTACCAAAGGGTATATAAAACTTGTAAGTCAAAACAAACACCACGATGATATGGATATACCTAGCGACAGTATTAGGGCATTGGCTTTAGTTAAGGCTAGTATCCGAATGAATGCCATGTAA